AGGTCGATATCAATGTGATCCTCTAGAGACAGAGACAGAGACAGAGACAGAGACAGAGACAGAGACAGAGACAGAGACAGAGACAGAGACAGAGACAGAGACAAAAAAGATCAAGCCTAAAAATATTAAAAAACTAAATTTTGATTCTTGGCCTGAAAAGCCAGACGAAAAACTGCTAAAAGATTGGTTAATCATGAAAAAGCGTAACAAGGGGTCGATAAGTCAGTCAGCAATTGACACCACGGGGAAGGAATTGCACCTAGCCGTAGACTTAGGCTTTACCGTGTCCGTTTGCATTGCCAAGGCCGAGTCGAGCGGGTGGCGGGGCTTTAAATGCGAATGGATGAGTGAGTCGGATAAATCAACAAAATCCACCGGAATTGATAACAGCGAAATCCCTGACTGGGCGCGTGATGATTTTGATGGAAATTATATAAACGGGGAAGTTGAAAAATGACAGGCGACGAGTATAAAAAATTTGAAGCTGAGTTAAAAGCTGTTGTTGAAGTTATTGATTACCGGGCATCAGTTAGCGATACCGCAATGAAGCGATGGTGGGCGTCGCTTAAGCCCTATCCCTTGCCGTTAGTCTTGAAAGCCTTAAGTCAACACGAAAAGACATCGAAATTCACCCCTAAACCAGCGGATATAATCGAATTTTTGATGAAAATGGACGGTCGTCCGGGGGAAAATGAAGCGTGGGCAATGGCGCTTAAATCCAGATGCGAGTCTGAAACTGTTGTTTGGACAGAAGAAACCTCTGAAGCGTTTTTTCTTGCACAGGAAATTCTAAAGGCTAAAGACAAGCAGGGCGCAAAAATGGCCTTTAGGGAGATTTACTTATCGTTAGTCGAGCAGGCGCGAAAAGAACTAAAGCCAGCTCGGTGGTCGGTATCTCTGGGCTCGGACGAGCAAAAAAGGAGCGCAGCCGTAAACGACGCCTTTAAAAGCAAAAAAATTAGCCAGAAATATGTGTTAGCCCACCCAGCCTCAGATATAAGCGACAGCGGGCGGGCTATATCAAAACTACTGTCCACGTCAAGCGTTAGTGATGATGCTAAGTTAAGCGGCCGGATAGCGAAGGTTAGAGCCGCAATAAACGGCGTAAATTAAACAAGGAAATTAAAATGGGAAATTTGAATATGACTAATGAGATGAAATTAAAAGACGGGGTTATCAGTGGGTTATTGGAAATATGCAATGATCACATTCTAAACTGCATGATTCAGCCTTATGCGGGAGCAAATGCAGAGTGTTTATTTTGCGGCTGCTCGGATAGTAAGCACAATAGCGATTGCTCAGTAACAATTTATCGAGATTTTGTAAAAAAACAATATTAGCTATTCTCCGCCTGTAAAATTAAACTGGGAAATAGAAATGGAAAAATTAAGCGAAAAAACTCAATGCAAATGGGTTAAAGAGTCATCAATTGAAGACGAAAATAGAGGGAGCTATTTGACAGATTGTCAGGAAAATTTTTACTTGGAAGAAGGCAGTCCAAGAGGTCATAATATGAAATTTTGCTGTTTTTGCGGTCGTGAAATTTTTGAAAATTAACTGATATTCTCGAATAAAGGCTATTCTCAGCCAAAAAAATAATGGATGAGAATAGCCGGGCGCTAATTTAGTCCAGTATTACCCAGTCAGTTGACAGCATGTCGGTTTGAGACGCTAGCCATGGAACTAAGCTTTTTGGGGCGTCTTCATTTGACGTCTTAAGCCCCGTAGTGTCGATAAATAGATACGGGGATGTCATCTTGCTAAGATTTGACGGATATTGGATGCCGATAAAAATTCCTATTCCGTTCCACCCTAATCGCCTTGCTGCTTTTCCTTTTTTCATCGCGTCTATGGCTAAGCCAAAACTTAACCCACTAGTCTTTTTGTACGCCTCATTAAACTGATCTGCTGGACTCCACGACACATAACCATTAGCATATTGTACGATATACCCATTATCATTACCGTCTTCATTGTCCGGTAAGCTCCAGCCACGAAACCTGTTATAATCAGCTCTATTCATCTCTTTTGCCATAGAAGTTTTAGTGCCAATATATAGCTCTGTATTATCTAATAGGTTAAATTGGTTTCCCTTTACTTTACCGCTCATTTTTATCTCCATTTTATTTAAGTTTGCGCAACATAGAATTAACATGTCGCCCGGCCATTTGTTTAAAGTGATCGGGCACAAGCTTCATGGCCTCAATCATCTGCTCTCGATCTTTGAGCGCGATAATGTCGCATGCATATTCTCGCGGCCATTTTTCAAACCTGCGGATTAACTTTTCTTTATTCTTTTTGATAGTGTATCTCCAAAATAACGCGAATCAAGAGCAATATAAGACTAACAAAAATACAGCTCCCGCTGTTAAAATAAAGCGCGGCTAACATAAATCCCAATGAAACGATTAATGTTATATCTAATTTATTTGGCAACGGCATCAATCCACATTGACTTTTTATCGATAACGCCATTAATTTTGGCGCATTCCCAATAGCCAGCCCAGAGCAAAAATGTGTTTCTTGGCTCTGTTTTATATTCAAAATTTTCATCAAGCTCGACGTCGAATTTATTTAATTCTGCCATTACTTCAAATTGCGCTCTAAGCTCGGTTAGCGTTAACATTTTAGCTAATAATCCACATTAAAAAAGGTAATACTGAGAGTTCACAGATTGTTAAAAAGAGGATTGCAAGAGTGATTTTCAAGTTTTTTATAATTCACAAGGAACTATCCAAAAAATAAAAATGGCACCCCCGTTTACACTGCTGGTGGGAGCAAAGCCAGCATATATGGAGCAAAGCCATATATTGCATACATGACTGCATTCTTCGTTTAGCCGGGGGAGGGTAGCTAAACAAAGCGCGTCAACTCTTATGCCAGAAGTGTTAAGTGTTTTTAGTTGTTAACTGTTTTGCGGTTACTTGCTTATTAGTCAACCGCTCGATTATTTTCGCGTATTTGGTTTCGCCAGTCCATTCAGTCCTTGGCAATTTTCCATTTTTAATCCACTTTTGTACTGCTTGATACGTGACTCCGCATGCTTTGCCAATCTCGGCCAAAGACGTGATTTGTGCTGCTTTTTTTAAATGATTCATTTTCCAATGATACACCCAGCAGCTGTACACGTCAATCCCATATAAATTTTAAAATAAAGCTATCAGCTAATTGACGGGCACAGCTTGTAGTTGTATCATGACGCTGGCTTTACGCAAAAGTACGTAAAGTTTAACCCCTTTGATTCGCTTTGTTATATTTGCGGCAATTACACAAGGAAATTAAAATGGAAACATCAGAGTTGGTGGGCTTTTTAGAGGCGTTCAAGGGTAGCATGTCTGACGACAACAAAAATCTTTACAAAAAAATTATAGAAAGCAGTGAAATAAGCGGGTTCACAGGTTATGAAGAATTTTATTTTGCCATTATATATCCGTTTGATAATTTTATTGATGGATTTGTTCAAAGCGAAATATCTGACAATGAGGATGTTATTTTTTTAATGCGTAATTCGCAATTTATCGAAAACAACTTTCAGGAACTTATTGTAAATAAAGAGGGTTCCGCTTGCTGTGCAGACAAATCGCGGACAATCATTAAAAGGCTAATTGAATTTTACATTACCGGCGAAAAAATAGAATTTGATTATGAGGCCAAATACACCTATCACCTGCCTAAGACCATATTTAAGAGCCACGATCACATAGTTTCTTTTTACAAAGGTCTGCAAGGTCTTTTTTATGGCAAAAACGAGAAATACCTACAATCTTTGAGACTTGTTTTAGCAATATAACGACAAAGGTAAGCGGTTGCCAGTAACGAAAAATTTTAACAAAGCCACGAATGGATGTAGCCTAATGAATAAATCACCTAATGGTTAGAAGAAATAAGCAGATCACCAAAAAAATAAAACGTTTTATAATGAGGAAAATGGGATGATTACTTTATCCTCTAATAAAAAATCAACGCTGTTAAAATAAAATGAAGTTTTTGAAGAGTTTTAAGGTAACAACCATTTTGTTTACGCAGTAAATCGTAGCGAGGAGCTTTAAGGAAGCGAACAAAATCACGCGGCATTTTGTTCGGCTGTATATTTCTTTTTATGCCGCTTTATTGTGAGGTTTAAATTATGTGGCCAGTCATTTTAGTCGTTTCAGTAATATTAATTTGCATAGGATCACTCCATGTTTTCGAGAAAGAAAGAATTACCGCCATGTCAGTCGCATTTGGATTTGCAGCTATTTTTGTTTTAATTTCCGGGCTACACATGAGCCCAGTTTATAACGTGTGGAAGCAGGGTCTTGATGGTGAGGCGGCGCTTGCTAAGGCAGTGCAAACAAAGCAGATAATGATACAGACCTCACTTGCAGAGAAGGAGTCTGCTCAGAATAAAGCGGATGCTATTTCAATTATGGGTCAGGCGGCAAAAGCTTACCCCGAATATAGGCAGCAAGAGTTTATGACTGCATTGGGCGAGTCATTGAGGGAGGGAAACGTTAATCAAGTCATTTATATACCAACTGAGGCAATGATTCCCATTATAGAAGCTGGCAAACGATAACAAGATAGCCGCTCAACGCGTAAGCTGAGAGCGGCATAGCTTCACAAATAAACGACAGGACAGTGATGAGCTTGCCAGAAAACGCTGCGTCCTGTTCGATTTGATTTTCTTTGTTACGATTACTGCGGAGTGATAAGAAATGAGCGAAACAGAACACAGTAAAGGAAGGTTAATTCCGGTATTTGCTGCTGGGAACCTTGAAAATGCGTCAAAGAATTTGCTGAGAATTTTAGGTAAAGAGTTTAAAGCTGACATGTACACATCGTTCCTTGAGCAAATAAAAGACGAAGGATGCAGGGAATATTTTATCGGAAAAGACACGATCTATTTAATTGAGGTTGAACATCTGAATCCTAATGATGATATAGCCACCGCAGAACGGTTAGAAGGCGGAGAAATATTGTTTGAGCTTAAATATTACAATGGAGGTGCGGGCTTTGATGAAATGATGGGGTCTGCGCTGAAAACTTTAGGCACATAGCAACAAAGGCAATCCGTTGCCAGCAATGCAAAACTTTAAAGGGGCCGAGCTGCTGGCAATTAGCTATATGCGCTTGTTAGATTTTGTCTGTTAGATTTCGATTAGTATGTGGATAATTTAAATGTATGTGTTAAAAACTTATATGAGCGAAAATGCAGGAAACGGGCAATATGGGTTTTGCAGTAAGTGCAAAAAACCGGCAAATAAAGATGGGCACGACGGTTGCTTGGGCACTCTACCGGGTGATATTGCAAATGCTTGCTGCGGGCATGGGAATGACAATTTGGCGTATATTCAATATCGCAGCGGAAAAATTATTGTTTGCGGTAAAGCTAAAGCCGAGCAAGCAAGATTAATTAGACAGACAATTTAACGTCGCGAATCATGTATTAGGAACGAAGCCACAAAGCTCAAAAAAGTTAGCGAGTTTTGATGGGAGTGAGCGAATCAAAAAAGATAATATAAGGCAAATATTAACGTTGACAGCCACAACCTAAGCTTGTATAGTTTAACTCACTAGCAAGCAAACTTCCAAAAAAAGGAAAATATAGAAATGAATAAATCAGCAAAAGCGGAAAATCTTACAATTGCATTAGACATACAGTCAAAAGTGATCAGCGGGGCGCTTGTTAGCGCATTCGAGAAAAGAAAGGTATTTTGCCTGCTTAGCGAGCTTTTGAAGGATGAGATTTCCCTAAGTCTTGGGCTTGAAAGTAAGCTAGAAACTAAAGCTTATCAAATAATGAATTGGGCGAATGGCACGGTTATTTTCTCGTTTGACTGCGAATCTTTTAAAGTTTGCCTTGAGGTCGCGGTATTAAAATCAATTGACTTACGATTTGCAGATTTACAGGGGAGGAACCTGAAAGATGCTGATTTGCGTGGCGGAAATTTTAGGGGCGCTAAATTCAACGGATCGGAATTAACTAACGCCAAATGGAGTGGAGCCGATTTGTACGAAACAGAGTGGAGAGATATTAGGGTTATTGGTATTTGGCCGGATGAAATAGAAAAAGCGGCGGGGAAATTCTACTTGTCAGACAAACCAGATACTTTTGACGATATCATGGGTGACGCGATAATTCAAATCGATGAAATTATTCAAAAGGTAAGGCCGAAATGACCGATTTCACTGATTACAAGGATGAGTACATTGAATCGCTGGAAGAATTAGATTTGGTTGACGCCATGCACGAAATAGCGGAAAACGAGTCAATCCGGCTTTTAGTTTTAGATTTGATCAAAGGTGTAGAAAGAGGCGAACCCAATGACTTGTCAAGCGCCATTGTCAATAAAGTTACTAGACTAATCATACTCGACGCTGACAGTTATGCGATCGATAAAATCAATCAAGATAAGGACGAAAAAAGATGACAATAATTTTAGAAAAGATGATTCAGGGTGAAAAAGAATGGCATGACGCAAGGCGCGGATGCATCACTATGAGTAGATCAAGAGCACTCACAACAAACGGCAAAGGAGGCGCCCCCAGCAAGACGCGGGAAAGCTACATCTTAGACGTTGTTGCTGAACAAGCGAGCGGAATAACCTCACTTAAACTCAACTCTGATGACGTTCAACGCGGTAATTTGCTGGAGTCGGACGGACTAGCTGCCTATGAGCTAGAGACGGGGCACAAAGTAAAAACGGTTGGGCTTGGTTATCTCGATGAGCGGCGAACAATATCAGCGAGTCCCGACGGATTAATTGAGGCAATTAAAAGAGGTCTAGAGATTAAATGTCCAGCGCCGAAGCAGCATTTGAGATATATTTTGGCAGGGGGGATTCACAAAGATCATAACCCGCAAGTCCAAGGTGGGATGTGGGTTTTCGGATTTGATTCTTGGGATTTTATCTCTTATTGCCCGCAATACACACCGATGCCGCTAGTGATTTACACTGTAAAAAGAGACGAAGAAATGATTAGAAAAATATCCGAATCGGCGGAATTGGCGGTAAAAGAAGTTAAGGAATTTTTATCTTTATCGAAAGCGGAAGTTAGCGAAAGCCTTCAAAAAATTTGCGATATATCTTTAGAGAAAATAGACCTTATTTTTGGCGATAGTGAGGAGATAACTTGATGGATGACATTAGCCAGACAATAATGGCAAAGTCAGATCAGTTAAACGCTGCTGATTTGATTGGCGATGGTATCACGGTGAAAATTAATAGTGTGACCGTGAAGCCCAGACAGGATCAGCCCGTCTCGGTTTTTTTGGAGGGGGATTATCAGCCATTTAAACCTTGCAAAGGAATGAGGCGGGTTATGGCTATAATTTGGGGGACATTAAGTTCCGCTTGGGTCGGTCATAGCATGACAATCTACTGCTCAGAAGATGTTCTATGGGCCGGGAAAAAGGCAGGAGGAATCAGGATTTCCGCAATGAGCGGAATAACTGAAACAAGAGAAGTTGTGGTTAAAGAGTCAAGGCACAAGATAGTGACATACGTCATAGTCCCGATTATTAATTATCTGCTGTCAACTTTTGAGTCAGACATTGAGATCGCAAATGATTATGATGACATGGAAGATCTTGCTGTTAAAGCTAAATCGTTTGTCGGCGACGATTTAAAAAGAGCTAGAGGAATTTACGCGCGTAAAATTAAAAGCCTAGGGAGCAAGGAATTAGCGCAAGCATTGGCGGCAATAAAGGCATCAATAGATATGCGGGAGCTTAATGAAGCGTTAAATTTGGGTGAGAATTTAAATAAAGATGATTATGAAAAGTTTCAACTTGAATACGAAGCTAAAGAAAATGAATTAATGGGGTGTGAAAAATGAATACACAGTTAGATAATTATCCTCAAGAAGAGGGCAGCATTGACGGTGAGCGTTACCAAGAGCTTTTAGATAAAATTATAAAAGACTTGCGCATATGTCCAGATGCAAATGATGGAGGCGTAAATTTCAAGCTAGAAAAAAGAGATTATGAATTAGATGGTAAGCAAAAAGTACATGAACGCCAGTTTCTTTTCGAGGCTTATATATTGGAAAACTTAAGAGATGATTGCGAGCTTGTTTCAACTCAAGTAAGCTGGCTGGGTGATCATGAAATAACCCTTGAACGTGACGGTAAGATTTCTAGGTTTACAATTAAAAATGATGCAGATATAAAAAAGAGCATCGACTCTTTTTTAAAAAGATATAATAAGAGGGGTGTTAAAACGAAAGAAAATGTTAGCGTTTATGAAGATAAAGTGAAAGATAGATTTATAAGGGAATTCATTTTCTCTAGATTTTTAGAGGGCGAGTCGATAGTTAATATTTCATTTATGAGTGATATGGCTATAAGCGTGACCATAAACTTCGGCCTAAGGACTAAAGAAAGATATTTTGAAGAAGGTAATTTTAATCCAACAACATTGGGCGCCTTTATTTCAAAAGCGAGGGTGAATTAATGAAGGAATTAAGCGGTGAATTGCTAAATAAAAAACTGATCAACTACAACGTAACTGACTCGACAATCGCAGAAATAGTCGAGACGTATAGCGGGTTAAATGCAGAAACAAAAGATGGCTATACCAAGATTAAAAAAGGTATTGCCGAGCTTGTTTCTTTAAGGGTGAAAGTTGAAAAGCGGAGGAAACTATTCAAATCTGAGGTTGTAGGTCATATTGAAAAAGAGGCGGCAAGAGTACAAGGAATGATTGGGCCGCTTGAGTTAGAGCTAAAGGAAAAGAAAAGAGTTATTGACGACGAGGAAGCCAGAATTAAAGCTAAAAAAGACCGGATCGAAAAAGAACGGATAGACTCTTTGATGGCGAAAGTTTCGGAAGTTCGCGCATTAAATTCGTCTATAAGCTACCTGAATTTAACGGAGCTAAATGAATTAGGAGATAAGCTAAGTAATATCAATTTCACGTATGAAAATTTCCAAGAATTTTTAATCGAAGCGACGCATGCGGAGAAGGAGGTTTCGGAATCAATTGCACACGCGGTACTTTTAAAGACCGAGGAGGCCGCCAAAGAGGAGAAGGATAGGCTAGAAAAGGAAGCAAATGATAAGGCAGAAAAAGAAAAGCTCGAGGTTGAGCGCGCTAAAATTGAAGCGGAAAATAAAAGGCTAAAAGAAGCGGTTAAGATTGCAAAAGCTGCTCAAGATAAACTCGACGCTGAAAGGATTGAGCAAGAAAAGCTTGTTAAAGAGAGGGAGGATAAGATTAATCTTGACATTCAGGAGTCAAAAAGAAGGTCAGATGAAATCGAGATTGAAGCGGAAAAAGAGCGCGCTAACTTGGAAGGCGAGAAAGAAAAATTTGCAGAAGAAAAGCGGAAGTTTGCAGCCGCTAAGATTGCCAGTCACGATAAAACCTTTATCAAAAAAGAAGGAGTTAAGCAGGATAAATCTAAAGAAGCCAAGGGTAATGCAGAAGAAAATGAACTCGGGATTACTGGCCCGATTAAAGCAAAAGAAAAACGGGTTATTCCCTCACCAGATCGAGAGCTTTTAATTGAGTGCGTCATTAAGGAGTTTAACGCTACTGAAGAAAATGCAGAGCGATGGCTAATAGATTTTGAGGCGAGAAAGTGATTAGCTTATTGTCAATTCCAAAAGTGGATATAACTCCTAAACCGAGAATTCCGGGGTCTGGCAAAAACGAAAAAAAACGAAGAGAAAAAAAGTTCAGCGTTAACGGGAGAATGTCAACGTGCAGGGAGGAGGCGGTAAGATTAAAGTGCAGCCACTCGGCGTTAAAAAGCTTTATGACGTATCACAAGTTAACTCTAGAGCGCGCGGTTAATGATTACAAATACAGAAAAATGCCCGGCGAAAACATGAAGGGAAAATCGGACACGAGTAACTTTGGCAGAAAGTAATTATAGCTGTCGGCCATGTTATGTGCGGAACCTCTGCGGATACTCGGGGCGGAAGGCGTGGGTAGCAATGCGCTCAAAGTCACCGAGATTCACAGCTTAACTTTTAACTATGAGCGAATCACTTAAAAAGGTGTTAACAAAATGTTTCATGATCTGAAAATTGAAGATAATTATTTGGAAAATCTACTTTATGGAATTAAGAAATCGGAAAGACGCTTAATTGCTCATTTTATGAGCGTTAATCCAAAAGCTTTACGCACTTCTTTCGCTTTATTTGATTTCAACGCTAAATAATCAAGCCTTCAAAACAAGACACCAAAAGCCTTGTTTTGAAGTTTTTCTTTTATTTGCTAAAAATGAGCTATAATTGATCCAAGTGATAATTACTAAATCTGGATTTATTAGAAGGTCAATGGCTAAAAATGAATCAAGTACGCTGTCCGGCGCACCTAATGAGCCGGAAATCTGGAATAATAAGCCTATAATTATAGGGGACAACTGATCATGGCAGCAGCAATTAAATTTTTGGATTTTAATGAGCAAATGGGGCTGGGCAATCACAATCTAAGCACAGACACTTTGAATTTGTGTTTTACAAACGTTTTACCTTTAAATACACAGACAAATATCGACTTAGTAACCGCTCACGCCCCGCCTGCAGCCGCGAATGGGTATACAGCAGGTGGTTACGATGTCCAGAACACTTGGGGAGGCACCCTAGATGGCTCTGGCTTCACGATGTCGGCGTCGGGCGGTGACATTGGCCCATATCGATATGGGATATTATACAATACGGTTAACGGGCTTTTGATATTTTATTATGATATTGGGTCGGCCATCACGCTAACAGATGGCAAATCTTTTGATGTGACTATCCCAACTAATATATTCACTTTAATATAAGGCCTGACATGACTAAAGTAGAATTATTAGCGGTATTGGCAGAAAAATATAAAGCTGTCGGGGAAGTAACCATGGCAACTCAAACCGAAGAAGAGTTTGAGTATCGGAAGCGCATTTTTAAAAGCTCTTTTTACAAGGTTAACGTCGAAGATGTAGTTGACAGCGTGGCAAAGCAGGGGGCTGTATTTTTTAAGGTTTTTAATGAGGGGCTAAAAGATGAGGAGGCTGCTTGGGAGGAGCGAACACCCCCCGACTTTATTCCGCGCAAGCGTGTCCGTGAGTTTTCCGACCAAGCCAACAGATTTATAAAAAAGAATAAGCCTTCAGGCTTTTTAGCCTATAATTTTATTGAAGATGAAAGTTATAAAGAAGATGACTATGGGGTTGCTGAGGTTTGGATTTTGGAAAGCGGTAGCGCTGTGAAAAAAGAATACTGGATTGGCAAAGTTAAAGGCCAAGGTATGCAGATGCACTTGGTGGGCTAAAGATAAGTGGCGAATACGCATAGGTTACCGCTTGATATTTTAGCGACACAGGTTGTCGCCGATATCACGTATATGCCCGTTCTGTTGTCACGCGCAAATTTCCCAGATAGCGCTTTTGATCCTACGAATTCTAAAAGAATTACAGCGGCAAATACCCGTGTATATCAAAATGACGATCAAACAAATGAGCTTGCTTTCGAAGTTGTCTCAATTACCCCTGATAGCGCTTTAGGGGCAGGCGATGGTGAATGTCAAATATGGATTAGTGGGGCTGGGTGGTTATTATCATCGCTCGTTGATACTAGGTTTTATGTTGAGTACGGAAGTTCGCTATTAAGTGCTTATGCTGCCGGTGATTTATATGGCCGCTTTAATGTTTATAGGCCGAATCGAATTTGTAGCTTACATTTAGAGCAAGACCCTTCTGGCGGCGCTCCACAAATGATTGACTCATCTGGGTCTGGAAATCATTACACTTCTAACGGGGGAATGGCAAGCAATGATTTAATTGCTGGAAAAATTGGCAATGGTTTAGAATTTGATGGCGTTAATGATTATTTGACTATTAACTCAGCATTGGCGCATAAGTCAACTGGTTATTCGATTCAAATGTGGGTTAATGTGCCGAATTTCCAAGATAATTTGCGGCTATATGGTGAGGGTTCATCCTCCAGTAATACCCCGCTTTTTACTTTAGGCACTGAGGCTGACGGATTAGGGCCGGAATTATCCGCTTACATTCGCGGGGACAATTCTTTCGTAAGTGCAAACCGCATTAAATCTACATTACCTGTTTTTGATGGCACTGATCACTTACTGACATGGGTTGATAACAATGGTATAGTAAATGTTTATATCGACGGCATCTTAGACGCCACTGATTTTAATTACACACCTACCCCATTAACCCTTGATAGCTCGTCAATATCAGCATTAGTCAGGTCTTCCCCTGTGGCTTTTTTAGCTGGAGCTGTGTCAGAATTTAGCATCTATAATGAGGTTCTTTCTGCACCTGAAATAGCTACATCATATAACAACCAAAATAATCCATCGGCGTTTATCTCAACAGGGGCTGCTGAAAGCATTGGGGAGCAAAGTGAAACTTTAGAATCTTTGGTTTTTACGGTTCTTACCAATAACCTAGGTTTTGATTTTAGCCAAAGTGTAACCATAGAATCTTCGGGTTTTACGGTACTGGGAAATGATTTAGATTTTGATTTAAGCCAAAGTGTAACTTTAGAGCCTGCGGGCTTTGCGGTTCTGGGCAATGATCTGGGCTTTAATTTCAGCCAAACCGCAGCTTTAGAATCTTCGGGTTTTGAGGTTCTTGGGAATGATTTAGGTTTTGATTTTAGCCAAAGCGCAGCCCTAGAATCTTCGGGCTTTTCGGTTCTGAGTAATGATCTTGGTTTTAATGTTAGACAAAGTGTAGCTTTAGAGTCTACGGGTTTTACACTACTCGGTAGTGATTTAGGTTTTAATTTAAGTCAAAGTGTAACTTTGGAATCTTCAGGCTTCACAGTTCTAGGCAATGATTTAAATTTTAGTTCAAATCAATTTTTGGCCCTAGAATCTTCAGACTTTACAGTTCTGAGCAATGATTTAGATTTTGATTTAAGCCCAGCTTTAACCATAGAATCTTCAGGTTTCGCGGTACTGGGAAATGATTTAGATTTTGATTTAAGACCAATTTTTACCCTAGAATCTTCAGGTTTCACAGTTCTGGGAAATGATTTGGGTTTTAATTTAAGTCAAACTTTAACTTTAGAGTCTTCAGGTTTTACGGTTTTAGAAAATGACCTAGGTTTTGATTTAAGTCAAAGCTTAACTTTAGAATCTTCGTCCTACAGCGTTAGCGCTAGCGATATATTTGCTGGCTTATCTGGTGTGGTGGGGTATTTGGTGCGCATAAGGCACGAAGAAAGCGTTATAAGGATTAGGCCGGAGAGGTGAGCTTATGATTTCGTTTCCAAATTTGCAGCTGAACTCATCAAGGTCTTTTGGTTTAGATTTGACGGGATGGCTTGATGATGGCGTGACAATTTCTAGTGTTAATGTTTTTTCTAAACCGAGGTCTATTTCGATAACTGACATAGTGATTCTCCCCTCCCTTAAAGTTGCCAAGGCTACTTTTTCGCCAAAAAAAGCCGGGGATTACAAGGTAGTTTTTGAGTTTTCACTTTCTGACGGTCAAATTGAAGCTAGGGCCGTAGATTTAAAAGTAAAAGAATATAAAAGCGCATGAAATATAAAAAAGAATACGACGATCAGGTCAGAAAGCTGTGCTTGCTAGGTGCAATAGATGATGAGATTGCGGATTTTTTCAATGTTGCGAGATCGACAATTTCTATCTGGAAAAATGAGCACGAAGGTTTTTTTAATGCAATGCAGGAAGGCAAGCTTTCTGCTGATGCCAATGTTGCTGACGCTCTTTATAGGGTGGCGACGGGATATGACAAAGAAGAAACATTGATGATTAAAGGCGAGCAGGTGAGGACAGTTAAACACTACCCGCCGAACGTAAATGGGATTCGATACTTTTTAAACAATCGACGAAGAAAATCGATAGAAAACGCATGGCGAGACAGGCAGGAAATAGAGCACAAAGTAGACGATGATAAGATGATTGTACCGATATTAAATGTCACAATTGACGGCAATAAATCTTAACCTGCACCCTAAGCAGGGGTTTGCTTTAAATAGCGAGGCGACTGAGGTTTTGTACGGCGGCGCGGCTGGCGGAGGTAAATCGTTTTTGATGCGAGCTGTCGCTATTTTATGGGCGGCATCAATGCCGGGCTTACAGATTTATTTATTTCGCAGGCTTAAAGATGATTTGATAAAGAATCACATTGAAGGGCCGAGCGGGTTTAGGGCTTTATTAACTCCATGGGTAAAGCTTGGATTTGTCGATATAATCGAAGATGAAATAAGATTTTGGAATGGATCGAAAATTTATTTATGTCACTGCAAAGACGAAAAGCATAGATTCAAATATTTAGGTGCCGAAATTCACGTTTTATTAATTGACGAATTAACGACATTTTCAGAAGTCATTTATAGGTTTTTAAGGGGAAGGGTCAGGGCCGTAGGGCTTGGCAAATTGCCTGAAAGCTTTAAAGGGAGGTTTCCACGAATTTTAGCCAGTACTAACCCCGGAAACATTGGGCACCTATGGGTAAAAAAAAGCTTTGTGGATATGTGCAGGGATGGGAATCTGCATCAGATGCCGGATAGCGAGGGAGGGATGATTAGGCAGTTCATTATTGCGAAGCTTGATGATAATCCTTCAATGCAAAAAGATGACCCGAATTATAGAGCTAGGCTTAGAGGGCTGGGCAGTGATGCACTAGTCAGGGCCATGGAGGACGGTGATTGGGATATAATTGAGGGCGCTTACTTTGATTGCTGGTCGATAGATATGGTGGTTAAGCCGTTTATTGTTCCGTCACACTGGCTTCGTTTTAGGTCGTTTGACTGGGGCTCTGCTAAGCCGTTTTCTGTTGGGTGGTGGACGGTTTCATCGGAGGATTTCCTTGTAAATGGAAAAGTTATCCCAAAAGGTGCTATGGTTAAATATAGAGAATGGTACGGGTGCAAGCCGGGAAAGCCAAACGTAGGGATAAAGTTAACCGCCGAGGAAGTTGCCAGCGGCATCATAGACAGGCAGGAACAAAATGAAAAAATCGATTATAGCATAGCAGACCCAGCAATCTTCACTGAAGATGGCGGCCCATCGATTGCTGAAAGAATGAAGAAAGTCATATTCCAAAGGGCCGACAATAAGCGTGTTGCGCGAGGTGGGCAAGCTGGGGGTTGGGATCAAATGAGAGCAAGAATGAAGGGAGAAGATGGGCACCCAATGCTTTACTTTTTTAGCACATGCAGCGATTCAATCAGGACAATACCCGCGCTGCAGCACGACGAAAGAAGGCCGGAAGATATTAACACTGAGAGCGAAGACCACGCGGCTGATGAGACTAGATATGCGGTCATGTCGAGACCTTACTCTAGACCGCAGGATACTAAAAAAAGAAATGACGCGTGGGAAACCGGGCTTGAAGGTGACGAAAATTACGATGGGGCATCATCTTGGAAAACATCATAGAATTACAGACTTTAATTGATCATTACGAAAACTTTATTAATGCGACGTACGAGTCACGAGCGGAGTCCGAAAAGTGTCGCGATTATTACGATAGCTACCAGCTAACCGACGAAGAAATAAGAATTAATAACAAAAGAGGTCAGCCGTCAATTGTAAACAATAGAATAAAAGTTAAAATTGACTTTGCTCTAGGTTTAGAGCGACAAGTAAGAACTGACCCGAAAGCATTCCCTCGAACGCCTAAGCATGATATGGACGCAAACACGGCTACTGATACGGTTCGGTACATCATGGATAATAATGATTACAATCAAAAGAGGTCTAGAGCGCATAAAAATCTACAGATAGAGGGTTCTTGCGGGTACGAGCTAAACGTTAAGCCCGGAAGGGATGGATTTGAAATCACTGTTAACGATATATTTTGGGATAGAATGTTTTGGGATCACTATTCTAGATTAGAGGATTTCTCCGAAGCAAAAGTTAAGGGTGTAGTAATCTGGATGGATCACGCCGACGGCGTCAATAAGTTCGGAAAAGACAAAGAAGATGTGCTGAGCTTGGGTTACGAGTACAGCAGCAGCGACACTTTCGAAGATAAGCCTTCGATTTCTTGGGGGGATAAGACCCGAAAAAGGGTTAAAGTTTGTTACATCACCTTCCTTCATGAGGAGGTATGGCATTACTCGTATTTCACTGCTGGCGGATTCTTGGTTGAGCCTCAAGTTTCGCCGTTTTTAGATGAAAACGGAGAGCCTTTTTCAAATTTATTATTTCAAAGTGCGTCGGTTGATCGCGAGGGTAATCGTTATGGGCCAGTTAAGCAGATATTAGGCCTTCAAGATGAAATAAACAAGCGTAGGAACAAGGCTCTGCATTTGTCTAGCACCAGACAAACATATGGAAATAAAAGGTCGTTTGGCGAGGACGGCCCCGCAAAAGCAAAGCGAGAGCTGCATAAGGCAGACGGGCACATTGAAATTGAATACGGCGAGTTTGGCAAAGATTTCGGCATTTTGCCGACAAATGACATGACGTCATACCAATTTGAATTGTTGCAGGAAGCAAAAAACGAAATGGACGTTCACGGCGTTAATGCGGCGATGTCAGGGAAAGAGTCGCGCAATATGTCCGGTCGAGCTTTGATACAGAGGTCACAGCAAAGTTCGACAGAGATAGGAGCGATTTTCGATGGGTTGCGTTCGCTGGATGTTAGGGTTTATCGGGCGGTGTGGAATATGGCGCGACAATTCTGGAAAGAAGAAAAGTGGATGAGAGTCACTGACGATGAAACCTCTTCAAAGTGGGTTGGAATTAATAAAAAAGTAACAATGAAAGATAAGATAATTGAAAAATACGGTCAAATCCCCCCTGAAATAGAGGGAGACCCGAGATTAAATGCAGTTGTTGACACTGAAAATCAAATATCTGACTTAGATGTTGACTTTGTGCTTCAAGACATGCCGGATACCGCAAATATTCAGCAAGAACAATTTGAGATAATATCGCAACTGGCAATGTCGCGTCCAGAAATACCGCTTGAAGCGGTAATTGAAGCGTCACAGATTAGGGATAAATATAAGCTAATCGAAAGCATTAGGGGTACTAAAGAGCAGCAGGAACAGCAGGCGCAGGCAGGGCAGCAGCAAGCTCAGCAGATAGAGAAAGAGAAGGAAGCAGAGATTAGATATAAAAACGCGCAGTCATCAGAAAAAGAAACAAAGGCAGCTCTGAATGAAGCCGAGATGATGCAAATGATGAATGCGCCATATATTGACGGAGTTGTTATTCAGGAATAGATTTTTTAGATTTGCATGCTCGTCGCCGGGGCTATCGGGCGTTCAGGTCGCCGCTGATCGGGCGTTTTTTGGAGAAAATGACATGAGTGAAATTGATACATTTCTTGATGGGATTGACGCAGAGGTAGATGCATCATTAGAGGTGAATTCTGACAGTGATATTGAGACTGAAGCCGAAAGCAATCCTGAGGGCGGAGAAAATGAAAGTGAAAGTGAAAGTTCGTCGCCGGAACTTAAAGAAACTGATCAAGAAGTTGCGGCGCACGAAGAGGGATTAAATCAAACTTTTATTGCGGAGCGTCGCAGAAGACAAGAAGCTGAGGCCACAATTAAAGACCTTGAGTTGTCGATGCAGAATATGCGGGAGGCCCAGAATGAGCCTCGTGAAGATTTGGACTTTCTTGAAGACCCAAATGCGGCTAGGGATGCGCTAAGAGAAGAATTTAGCGAAACATTAACGATGTCTAATATCTCAATTTCGGAGGAAATCGCGCGCGACAAGCATGATGATTACGAAGAAAAGATACAGATATTTGTTGATGAAGCAAACCAAAACCCTGAGTTATGGGCTAAATTCAAGAACGCAAAGCTTCCCGCAATGTACGCATATAAGTATGCATCACGGCAGCAAAAGATAAAAGCTTTAGAGGATTTAGATGTAGATTCTTTTGAGGCGAAAATCAGGGCTGATGAGCGATCAAAGGGTGATGGTGCGATTCAAAAGGCAGTTAATGAGGCGTTAGCTAAAGTCGGAAAACTTCCAATCTCAATGTCAAATGAGCGAGCGTCGGGAGGGAATTCAAGCCCGGAGTGGGGCGGCCCCCCGTCAATAGACGATATGTTAGGAAATAAAAAGGAGTAATTTATTATGGCTGAAACAGTCATTTCAACGGCAAACAGAGTAAGACAGTGGGACTCCAAGGCGCATACTGCCTACATTCGGTCTAACCGATTTAAGCGGTACATGGGGTCAAGCGCTAATTCTATTTTCTGCATTAAGGAAGATTTAACGGTTAAGCCCGGAGACGCGATAAGTGTTCCGCTTATAGGTGCATTGGATTCCAGCGGCGGCCCAAATGACGGCTCTAGCGACCTTGTTGGAAATGAAAAAGCTCTTCCAAATGACGGTCACAGAATCGATATTAAAGTGGTTCGTGATGCCGTTTTAGTGAACGTCGAAGAAGAGCAGGCGTCGGCAGTTGACATTCGGAACGCAGGCAAAGTGGCGCTAAAAAGCCTTCAAATGCAATATCTTCGTAATGATATTATTACTAACTTGCATTCAATTAACGGGTTAAGTTACGCAGCGTCAAGTCAGGTTCAGCGAGACGCTTGGTTAGCGAATAATGCGGATCGGGTCACGTTCGGCTCGGCGGTTTCAAATAACGCAAGTAACGACCATAGCGCCGCGCTTACCACTGTTGACTCAACCGATGACAGATTAACCGGCGATGTCATATCGATGTATAAGCGTCGAGCGCAAAACGCGACAACGGCAAACAGCGAGGGCATTAAGCCTTACGAGTTTGGCGAAGACATGGAAACGTTTGTGATGTTTGTCAATTCATACGCATTTCGGGATGCACGGTCGTGGATGGTTTCAAAAGGCTACTGGGAAAACGCGATGGCTCGGTCTAAAACTAATCCGCTATTTTCTGGGCCGACTTCATTCGAATGGGACGGAGTAATGGTGCGAGAGATACCAGAAATCGGCGCTTTAGCTGGAGTGGGTAACGGCGGCATTGATGTTACACCTGTATTTCTTTGCGGCGCTCAGGCGCTTGGGCTAGCGTGGGCCAAGCGAACTAAGACAACACTGCGAAAGGAAACTGATTATGAGTTTCGTTACGGCGTTGGATTTTTAGAGCTTCGAGGAGTTTCAAAGTTTCAATATAACCAAGGCGGAGCGTCCGCAAAAGACTGGTCTGTCGCTACCGGATATGTATCCAGCGTTGCAGACGTTTAATTTTAGCAGGGGCTTCGGCCCCTTTTTAAGGGTATCAGTATGAGTAAAAAAGAATCCAGTAAAGAGTCCAGTAAAGAGGGTGAAATGTTTAAGTTTATCGGTAATGGTGATAGCGACCCAAGCGAGCTTCATATTTATGGGAAATACTTTTCTTTAGGTGGAGATTCTATTTTAATTAAAGACAAGGCCCATATTAAAAAGTTACTTGGAAATTCTCATTTTGAGAAAAAATAATGACTAAAGCCGACTTTCTGAATGTTGTTTTGCGGAATATCGGGAAGATACGCATTGGCCAGTCAGCTTCTACAACTGACATGTCGGCGGTTTCTTTGGTTTATGATACCGTTTATAGCAACCTTCAGAATGACAGCTTAACGACTTGGGATATTAACGGCGAAATCCCCGGTTGGGCGGTTCAGCCCTTAAAAAAGATAGTTTCTGCGGAGGCTGTAAGTGAGTTTGTCGTTCCTAGGGCGATTCACAATCAGTTAAAGTCTGAGGAGAGAGCCGGATTTATTCAGCTCGTGCAGGGGATGAATCAGGATTACACGCCAGAAGTTTTTAAATCGGAGTATTTTTGATGGCAACAGGAAGCGATATAATTGACGGGGCATTGCGTAAACTTGGGGTTTTGGCAGTTGGTGCATCCCCTAGCCCGGATCAGACGGCGGCAGCTTTAAGCGCTCTTAATATGCTGAAGTCCTCGTGGTCTTATGAAGAATTATTGCTGCCATATAAGCAGACAGAGCAATTCTCAATTGCCGGGTCGATATCAGAGCTAAGCATGGGGGTTAGCGGCGATATGCACACGACAAAGCCCGTTAAGATATCAGCTATGTTTTTCAGGGATATCGAGAACGTTGATCATATGCTCGTTGAGCTTAACGATAAGCAGTACGCGTCATTACCGGCAAAAGGTGTATCCATAAACCGCCCCGAAGCGTTTTACTTTGAGACAACTGACTCGGATTATATTGAATTAGCGACAATAAGATTTGATAGGACAACTTTGTCCACTGAGACTTTGCACATAACTTCTCTTAAGGAAATAGCGCACATCGCTAATGCTGGTGACATCATAGCCTTACCCGGCCCTTGGATTCGAGGTCTAACAATGAACCTCGCTGTAGACCTTGCGCCGGAATACGGAAAGCCAGTAACGCCGGAGCTTGCGATGTTAGCTGGAGACGGTAAGAATATGATACAGGGATTGATTAAAGACTCTAGAGACCCTGAATGAGAGTAAATCTTTTTGGCGATACTGGGACAAGCTGGAATAATTCCATTTCAGCTTCCGAGTGCGTAAATATGACGGTTGACTTTTCAGCCGAAAAAGAAACGGCAATTTTCAGAAAAATGCCGGGAACAAAGCTTTTTTATTCAACGAATAACTCTTCTGATCGGATTTTAGGTGTTTTCATCGTCCCTCAGACGTTTTCTTTTCAGGCTAGAATATATTTTTTATTAAGGTCTTTAGGCCTGACTAGTTTAAAGTCTATGGATGAAAATGGCGTTATACGCAACGTCGGTGCAGTCCCGTTTGTTTTTAATACAAGAGTTTTATGGGCTGAGGGAAAGAGGGAGGATAATGGCAAGCTATTAATAGCAATGGCTTCTGAGACGAAAACTATAGTAGTTAACATGCGATTTGACCCATCACTCGATACGCTCTCGATTAATGACTTAAATAATAATCAGCAAATAAACGGGCTTAGCTATTTGGACGGGTTCTTTTTTATTAGCACCCTTGCTAACAGGGTGTATTCAACCATATTGGGTGGAGTGGATTTTGATACATCCAGATTTGCTGTAATTGAATCTAATTCCGGAGTGTTAGTGGGTCACTTTACCGATAATCGCGAACTATGGGTCATGAGCAGCCAGAATACATCAATCTGGTATAACGCAGCAAACTCGGGCTTTCCTTTGTTAAGAAATTCATCGGCAAACATTAAGGTAGGGCTATATTCGGTTGGATCGCTAGTTAAGTTTGGCGATTTTTCTATATTTTTGGGAGAAAAAGAAGGCGGGGGTGTAGCGGTTTATAGAACGTCTGGATACACTTTAATAGACATAACCCCTAAAAAGCTAAAAAGCCAGCTATCAAAGCTGGATAAGAACCTTATTTTTGCAAAAAATTCCCTCGGAAGAAAGCTGTTAATATCAGATACCGAGCTTTATATTCTTAATTTCAATAAGCCGGAAGTTGGAACTTGGGTTTATAGATTGAGCTCTGGTATGTGGTCAAAAGAAAGCTCTAGTCCCGATGAAATGAGCAAGTACGCCTATGATTCTTACGGTATTATTGATATGGCCGCAAAAGGGAACGAGCAGCTAAATCTAGTAATCCCAGCTTCAAGCATAGGATCATCTGGGCAAGTAGTAAGCTCAAATGAAATTCACTCATATGAGATGTGGCTTAACGTGGAAGCCACAGTATCAGGCCAGCCATTGACGAAATTGGTTTCAATGACATCAAGATATATAGAGGGGGCCGATGAAAAGCAATTAATTCATAGGTATTTAAAGCTGAAGTTCACCCTTATTGCATTGATAACCCCTGTAATGGTGGAAGTAGCAAGGTCGGACGATGAGGGCAAGACATGGGAGGAAATGGGGGCTTTTGATATACGGCAAAATAGCGGTTTATTAGAATTTTATGCTTTAGGGGCGTCCATAAAAAGACTTTACCGAATTACCAGTGATTACAGCTTTGGTTCGACTACTCGCGATAACACAACAATATGCCTAACTGACGCGTACATTGACACCGAGCAGTTAAGCGTATGAGGTGGCCGACGCCTCAAGCCCCTAATGAATCGTTATTATCTCCCGCCTTTCTTTTTCATTGGATGTTTAGCTTTTATAATGCTTTTATTCGGCATGACAGAAATTACGAATATTTCACCGAGGTAACCTCTGATTATTTAGCGCTGGAAACTGACACGATTATTTATTGCGATTGTACGTCTGGGGATGTTGAGATAACGCTTCCCAATGACATTGGGTATTCAAAAAAATACATCATTAGAAAAATAGATAGCGGAGCAAATAATGTGACGATATTAACACCGGGTTCAGTATTAGCATTGCCAATTAACACTCTGCCAATAACTGGGCAATATAAAGCAGTTACCGTTATTTTTGATGGCGCAAATTGGATGGGATTATAGAATGGCTTTTCATAAAAAGGCTTGGAGAGGAGTAAAGTCCGTTGCTAACGAGGCGGCGGCTGTTTCGACTTTTGGTGTTAGCGACTTGCTGGGGGCCACCAACAGCAAGACGGGCAGGGCGATCGAGTCAGGATTCAATTCCGTGACAGGAAAAACCCAAGCAGACGCCCAGCTACAAGGCCAGAGGGAGGCCTTGGATGCAGGAGAAAAAGCTACAGATAAGGCTTTAGAGGCCAGTAATCTTGCGGCAGCCGAGCAGATTAGGCTAGTCGAAGAGGGGAGGATCAAGGCCGAAGAAATAACCGGTGATTTATTAACGTTTATTAAGAAAAACAATCTTGATATCCGGGATGCGCAATTAAATGCCAACGCCGAATACAAGTCTACCATGCTGGACACGCTATTCAATGCGTATACATCAGAGCAGCGCGGCCTAAACAATTCCTCAAGAATATTAAGCCGCTCAATAAAAGAATCAATTAGGCTTCAGAAGTCCGGGAGTAACAGGGCGGCGGAATCTGCGTTAAAAGCGGCTAGGGCGGCCAAGACGGAAGAAATGAAGGGGATCATTGTTTCTTCGGATTTTTTAAGGAGATCAGAAAGATACTCGGCAGGAAGAGAGGTTAAGGCTGCCAACGATTCGGCTAAAGCCCTGTTAAGCGCAGTTAATAAATCAAAAACAATTGATTTATCGGCGATCAGTAAATCAGTTAATTTTTTACGTGACTCGATTAATGGAGCGGCTAGAGTAGACCAAAAGGGCATGAAAGATGCCACTAATGCGCTGGTAAATGCACTGAGCAGGGCTACCGACATTGACGTAAAAGCCGCAAAGGGTTATGCGTCTTCTCTTATCGGGGCGTCTAGAAAGGCGAATTCTTCGCTGATTAGTGGGGCGCAAGATGCTAGAGATAGCTATATCGACGGCATTTCTAATGAGAGAACCATCGCGTCTCAAGCCATTAACAAGGCTAAAAATGAAGAACTAACCGGTGTGAACCTCTCTGCAAATTCGTTAATACGGAGTTATGGTCAATACGCAAGCGAGAAGGGTAAGGGAGCAAGGGCGGCAGAGTTTAGCCGGTTGGACGGAATCGGCAGGTCAAAAAGATTTGCCATTAATGGGCTTAAGTCATCTGAGAGGATTAAAGTTGACGGCATAAACCAATCAACTCGAACCTTAATTGACGGTTATGGAAAGTACGCCAGAACAAAATCAAAAGGCGCAAGAGACGCAGAAGCAAGATACTTGCAAGGAATCGAGTCAGGGCGGAGGATTTCTACGCAGGCGTTAAGAGAAGCGCAAAGAACCGATATTTCAGGGATCAATGAGTCTTCCAATATTTTGCTTGACGGGTCGGGTAAATATACCACTCGACAGGTCTCGGGCGTCAATGAGTCTTCATTGTCTAGGATTAAGGGCGTTAACGAAGGGGCGGAGTCTCAGCTTAATTCAATAGGCGTTGCGGAAGGAATACAAAGAGGCGGAGCGAAAAGGGCTATTGCCAGATTTGACGAAACAAAGGCAGAAGCTAAAGAGGTATTTACCCCGTGGATTAAAAATGGGCAATGGGCTAGCAATAAATTACGGGACGACTTTGATAGCTTGACTCGCGAGTTTAGATATGAGGATTTAGTGAAAGATGGGGGCTATCAACTTGGCCTCGAAGAAGGCCAGAGCGCAATAGAAAATCGCGGCTCAGCTCTCGGGATCACCAGTAACGTAATAAAAGATATTATCAAGTATTCTGTTAATTTTGGGCAACAATACTTTGATAACGCTAGAAACAGATTCGTTAATGATCAAAATAGACGGTCTCAGGTGCTCTCGGGTCAATCGGGTCGCGGCCTTAACGCTGCCGGTAATTACGCAGCTATTGCGGCAAATGCAAACTCAAATGCAGCGAACACCGAAATAAACTTGGCCGATGCTTTAACTAGATTTGAAGTTTCACGCGGAAATATTCGTGGCGGTGCTGCAAGAGACGTTGGCGACATACGAGCGGACGCGCAATCTTTAGTCGCCGGTTTTGAAGCTGAGAACTTAAGATATTCGAGCGAAGTCAACGCGGACAGAACAACAAATTTGGCTAACGTGCGGGGAAATACAGCCCGGCAAATTGGAAAAGTTGATTCTGGCGCGGCTAGAGAGTCAGGGCGAGTTAGGGGTGACACGGAAATAACCGTGGCGGGGTTTAATGCAGAAGACGCGGAAAGGTCGGCGTTAGCGAATTCGAGAGGGCAATCAGACATAGCCAGCTATAGAAGTGTTACCGCACGACAAATTGGCGATGTCCGATCGACTGCCGCAATAAATTCTGGAAACGTTAGAGCGGATACCGCATTAGAAATTGCCGGGTATGAGGCAAATAATAAGATAAATTCCGGGATAGCGGATTCAAACAGACTTTCAGAGCTGGCCAGATTAAGAGGCGGAGCTACTCGAGAAATAGGCAGGATAGAATCCTCCGCCGCGAGAAATATTGGCAATGCAAGAGGAGAAGCCGATCTTAATATTGCAGAATATGACGCGGGAAACTCCAGATACACAGGTCAAATTAACGCGGGAATGGCCTCCGATATTGCGGAACTGAGAAGCGGAGCATTAAGGCGGGAGGGCGACATCGTCGCGGCAAATGCTAGCAATCTTGCTTCGAGCGAATCCGCTCAATATCGACAAGTTGGGGATGTAAATTCTCGCGAAGCCATTAATCTTGCGGCAATTTTTCGCGGAGCCACTAATCGGGCCGGAAGCATAAACTCGGAAAGAGCATTTAACGTTGGTAGAATTCGGTCTGACTCTTCGCGACTTATTGGTGCGTATGAGTCTAGACAGGCCGAAGAGTTGGCGAGAGTTGGCGCAAACAATGCACGAGAGGTCGGCGGCATAAACTCTGGCAGAGAGATTGTTAATGCTGGGTATGATTCGCAGCTTGAAGGAGTGCTGGGGAACTTAAATTCAAACTTAGCCTTAGATAGGTCATCTTTAGAGGCAAACTTTAGAGTGGCATCCGGAGGATTGTCAGGTCAAAATGAATTAGAAAATGCTTCGATTAACACTAATTATTTAGCTGCTGATTCGGCGGCAGAAGCCGGAGCTGCGGCTAATTTGTTAAACGCATATTCCGGGGCGACAGCGACAAATATTGGAATAGCTGACAGGCGGGGCACTGCAATTTCAAATGCTGCGCTTCAAAGGGGCAGCCTATTGCAAAATTATTATGCAAATAACGCTAATATAAAGGCTAATCGAGCCGACCGAATTTCCAGCCTTATACAGACCGGAATTAAGGTGGGCGCGGCGGCCTACGGGGCTGATTAACACCATAAATTTAAGGGCGTCAATTTTAGCCCTGACGAATGATAAACGCTAAAGGATAATTGAATGATACAGCCAAGGCCAATATTAACGCGGCAGCAGCCGTTAGACTTGATCGGCGCTTATCGAGCGGGGCAAGCGATAAAAATGGACAGAATGCAGACGTCAGAAATGGAGCGTCAAATAGACGATAGAGCAAGGAAGCAAGAACTTCAGGGCCGATTGTCGCAAATGTCTAGCAGTGCGTTAAATGCTCCCAGCGGACAGCAGACATCAATGATTAAGCAAGTAATGGCTCAAGACCCAGAGCGAGGCCAGCAGCTTGTTCAGTCTATTGAAGGAGTCAGGCGGCTACAGGGGGGCGAAAGAAAGAAAGCCGCCGAAGAGGCGAAGCAAATGATGGGTTATGCAAATTGGGTTCTAGAGCCGGAAGATGAGCAGACAAGAAGTCAAAGATGGTCTGGGGGGCAGGAATTTCTGTCTCAGCAAGGGATTGATGTTTCGGATTTAGGCGAGTACAGCGAAGAGTCCGCTAGAGTTATGAGCGAGCTAGGCGCTGCAATGTTTAGCGCTGGAAAGGATAAATATCGAGAGAAATTCGGCCAGCCTCAGTCGGTCACGAATAGAGAAGGGGATAGCTCGCTGGTTCAGTTTGGAAATCGTGGCGGACAGATACCTATCGAGGGTTATTCTCCCGGACAAAAGCAGCCATTAGTTAACATCGAAGGCGACAATAATTTATCACCTGAAGAAGAGATTGATTTTGAAGCAAGGAAGACTACGGCAGTAAAAGGGGCTGAATATAACGCCAAATCGTTTCAGAAATTAGTGGATGATGCGGGAGAAAAGGCAGAGTCAGCAGCTACAACAATTAGCTTAATTAAGGCCCAGCAATTGATCAACGTCAACACTGGCCCCGGAACTGAAATAGTTGATATGTCGAAAAGAGTTACATCGGCTCTAGCGTCTTGGGCTGGAATGGATGATGATTCAATTGGGTTTTTGGATAGCATTGATGACGTTGCCAGATTTAGATCAATACAAGAGCGCCTTGTCTCTGAAAAGCTGTCCATCCAAGCTGGGGTAATGACTGATAAAGATGCTAATAGAGCTAGAAACGAGCTTGCGAATTTAAGTAATCCAGAAGAGGCTAATCAATTCATTTCAAATCTAATGCTTTCGGAGTCGATAAGGCTCAGGAATAAGTCGGCATTTTATAACGAACAGGCAATGGGGGGGAACAGGAATAGCTTTTCTGTTAAATCAAAATGGGATGACTACATAAACAACACCCCACTTTTAGGTGTCAACCCTGTAAGCGGAAAAACGATTTTCATCAATCAGTGGATAGAAGACAATCAATGGAAAGTTGACGAGTCTGGCGGCAGAATAAGACGGCCAAAAGAAGAGATATTAGAGGGGTGGAGGGCTAAATATGGAGTTCGTTGATCGTAGCGACGAGGGTTACAAGTCGTCTAATTTCCAGCCTCAATCAGATGAAAGCGTTAAAATTGCGCCTAATATGTCTGGATTTACTGATCGATCAGACATGCAGCAGACACCCGCCCTAGAGGGCGAAGCCGAGCCGCAAAAGCTAAATAAATCGGACTTTAAGCGCGGCATGTTATCTATGCTTGCTCAGGGGGCGACGCTGGGTACAAGCGATGAAATTTCAGCGGCGATTCAATCGTTTCCTTCGCTTTTTTCTGACGAAGAGTCTTTCGGTGATAGTTACAAGCGGATTGTCACAGAGGCGAGGGACGAGCAAGAGCAGTTCCGCAAAGAATACCCGAAGGAATCTATGGGTGCCGAACTTGCCGGGGGTTTTGCGACTGGCGGAATTGGCGGGCTTAGGGTTGCCGGAAGATTAGCTGGAGCACCTAAAGTCGTGAAATACGCGGCAGCCGGAGCAGTTCCGGGCGCTATTGCTGGTGCTGGCTACTCTGATCAAGACCCAAATCAACCGATAGCAGACATTGCGACGGAAACGGCAATGGACGTGCTAAAAGGGGCGGGCCAAGGCGCGGCTTTTGGCGTAGGGGTGCCATTGATAGCAAAAGGCGTTGGAAAGGCTTACGGCGCGTCAACTGATGTATTCAGGGGCCAAGAGTCAAAAGCCTTGAGAAAAATATCCGAAGCTTTTGGCAAAGATAATATAAGCCCTACACAGGCTCGCCGCAGAATGGCGTCGCTTGGGCCGAATGCCTCTGTCGGGGATATTGGCGGCGATAACGTTATGGGGCTTTCTCAGGCAGTTATTCAGCAGCCGGGACGAGCAATGAATAAAGGTAATAAATTCTATTTTAAACGACAAAAAGGCCAGCGCGGAAGAGTCAAGGAAAACATTGAAAATGAAATAAGCGGTGAAGATTTCAACGATAAAAAAGACGCTATTTTTCGACAAAGAGGCGAAGAGGCGGGGCCGCTATATAAGGCAGCTTACGAGACCGAAATAAAAGACACCCCAATGTTTAGGGCGTTGAAAGATAACGACATCGTAAAAAGGGCAATGAAAGAGGCGGTTCAAAACATAAAGGATGACATGAATCTGCCTGACAATATAAAGAATATTGACATCGATAATCCGAATACGCTGCTTTGGGATTATACGAAAAAAGCCGTTGACGACATGGAGGAAAAACTAATAAATCCAATGGTTAAGGGCGGGGGCAATAAGGCGCGGATTTACGGGAATGTTAGACGAATGATTTCTGATGAGATTGACAAGCAAAACCCAGCCTATAAGGCGGCAAGAAATGTATGGGAGGATTCGGCTAAAAATTTAGACGCGATGGATAAGGGGCGCAACATTTTTCGATCATCAAGCAAGGATTCTTCGTTAAGCAAAAAGCAGTTTAATCGAATGTCATCTACCGAAAAGGATCTTTATAGGCTTGGTGCCGCAGATGAGCTTGTTCGCGTGATAAGAAACACAAAAGATACTCTGGAAGGGGTTAGTCCCGCGCTTTATCCTAAAATATTCGGGTCGGAAAACCAGAGGGAAGCGATTGAGGTAATGTTTGGAAGTAATAAAAAATTCAAAAAATTCGCACGAGAAATGGAGAGGGAAAGGGTATTTAATAACAATAAAAACAAAGTTACTGGGAACTCTTCTACTGCCAAAAATCAAGCGCTACAAGCCGAACTCAGCGTTGATACTAGCGCTATAGCTGACGTAGGGGGGGCAACCACAGGAAACTTGTGGGCTGTTAGTCGCCTTATAAAAAGAATGACAGCGGCGACAAGGGACTCTAGGCTCGACAAAGAATTAGCCGACAGGTTGTTCACTAGCGATACTAACGAAATAAAAGATACCTTGCTGGAAATTGAAAAGAAAGGTAACTTACTTCCAAGCTGGGCAAAGAAAATAGAAACTATGGGGCCTCAGCAGTTTGTTAGGTGGGTCTCTCCTGAGAGAAATTCCGACAAATTAATGAGTTTTATTGCGGGTGCGTCAGGGACTCTTTAGTCATTTATATTCGGGCTTATCTGTTTTGTTACTCGCCAATAGTACATTTCAATGGTAATGGCACCAATAAGTAAGCCGGTTATTAAGTCCGAGTTTAACGTCATAACCAGATAGCCCCATCCGATTAAAAGTAAAGTATAAATAATAAAGACAAACAAAGTGAGCAAAATAAACTCCTTATAAAGGTTTTATATCGAATTATAACTTAAATACATTTCATAGAGGGGGATTTAAATTGACAGAGGAGATTACAGCAGCAACAGCCACGAGCACTACGTACTTGGCTACAGTTTCGGCGGGATATGGAGTTCTGACTTACAATGAAATACTGATGACCGTTAGCGTTGGGGTAGCCGTGTTGTCTGCCGGGGTAAATCTTTATTATCGAAGAAAAATGTTACAGGAAGTGAGGAAGAAAAATGAAACTTAAAGCGGGCGTAAGAATTGGCGGAATAAGGCCGGAAGCTGTCGTTGGAATGATGCTGGTTGATTCGGTTTATCAAGAAATTGGCTTTGAATTAACTGTGACATCGATAGGAGAAGGTAAGCACAAAACGAGGAGCGATCATTATGATGGCCGCGCTTTCGACTGCCGGACAAGGTTTTTCACCGATAAGCAAAAGGAATCCGTAGTTGATTCTGTAAAATCAGCTCTTGGCGACGACTTTATCGTCATACTTGAGTCGACGCACATGCATATAAGCTGGAGGCCTCTACGGTGATAAAAGCAGCCTTATTGTTATGTTGTGTTTTTTTAATTGGATGCGGCGGGTTCAATAGTTTAACTAAATCGAAAGTTGATGAATTTTGCGCGCACTCTGAAATTCATCGGGATATTATTATTCTCGGGCTGACTGATAAAATGTTTGAGCCGCATTCTATTCATGTTCACTGCGGGTCTGAATATGGCTTTGCAGAGAAGGAATGAAATTGAAATCAATTAAATACAAGTCTGGCTATAAATATCAATTAAACGAAGTTTATTCCATTGACACTGGAATTTTCGTTTCAAAAAATCATCACGGTGAGTTTTTGATTATAAAATCCGAGGGGACGTTAATCATAAGCAAAGGATACGCGTGGGATGGAGCAAGCGGCCCAGCAATAGACACAAAAAACTTTATGAGAGCAAGTCTTGTGCATGATGCAATTTATCAGCTAATGCGAGCCGGGGTAATCGACAAAAGTCACAGAGAAAAGGCCGACAAACTAATGAAAAAAATGTGCAAAGAAGATGGGATGAATAGCGTTAGGGCTTGGCTTTGCTATCAAGCAGTAAGAAAGTTTGGCGGTTCAGCTATCAATAAAAAGAAAGCAGTGAAAGTGGCACCATAAGTTTCAAGGTAAATTATGTCGATAATATGCCAGCTTATCATAGCACTTCAAGCGCCAAAAAGACGCTCGAAGTGCTGGGGATATCACTGAATCTCAATAACGCCAGTAATTTTAAACCTAATCATTGTTGGTGGTCTGGGGTTATCGATAATGACTAACTTAGATTTTGGCGATTCAATACCGAACTTGTTATTTGCAGACACAGAATAAGATCCATTTTCGCAACTTGGAATTGAGTAATTAAGATCACCAAGAGACCGCTCAATGTCATTGTTTTTATATACCGTATACCCGGTAGCGCCATCGGCGCTTTCCCACGACATTACGCACTCATTTATACCTGTCGATTCGTTAATAATTACTTTTATCGATACTTGTTCAGGTTTATCTTGATCTGGTATTCTCGCGCCTACTGACTTTACAGATTCGGCACCGAATTTATTTTTTGCTGAAACCTTAAATTCCGCCACATAGCACTCACCAAGCAAGTATTCCAGTTTGTCAGTTGACGAGATAGGATCACTTTTCCCGACTTCGTAAACCAGATATTCCTTAATATCTAGCGACTTGCTGGCATCCCATGTTATCGTGCATTCCTTGGATTCAGCATTAAGAGACAGCGCAAGTAATGCCATCGCTAATATTGTTTTTTTCATTTTAATTCCTTATTTTATTGGCCGCCCTAAGCTTAATATTTTTTTATACTTCAGTCGTATTTATTGATATACGCTACATCTTAAAAAAATCACAAGGCGCTTAATTTAGAAAGCGAATCCATAGTCCCCGCAAACAACTATTCAAACTCTAACTCCTGATTGACTGTTGCCTCTATCATTTCCTTTTTTTCTGCAAGAGTCATGATAGCACTTGCGCACCCTCTTGGCCACAACTTATCCCTGTGCATCCGCGCTTCTTTTTTATTTTTTTTCATTAAGCCCTAATATCCTAATTATACTCGCATTTGATATATTGAGGCCGCCACCTTCATCCAAAACGCAACCAGTCCGCATCAAAAACATGCGACATATCGGATAGATTGATAACCGTTAATTTAAAATGAGACTCTAATGCCAATTAAGTAATTGTCCCTGACGTAACTCGCTCCAACAATAGCCCACAAAACCCTAAACTTACTTTTATGTTTTTTTGTGATTAAGCTATCTATTGCAAGCATGGTTAGCAAAGACGATAGCATGTAAGCGTCCACTTGGATTGTGCTTGGATACTTACCTAAAATAATATTTTTCTCATAATATTTTTTGTTTTTTGCAATCTCCCTTGTTTGTAGCCAGTCCGTCAAATGAAAAGCAATTGCCGCAGTTAATAGCGCGTCGGACTTTGCGTTTTCGATGTTAAAAAAAGACAAGTAAAACGCTATCAATAAAAATAATATTCTCATGATTCCTTTAATCCTAATTCGGCTGACAAGATAACTGTAATCTAACTAAAAACATTCGTCAACGACTATTTATATTCATATTTGTTGCAATCTATTCGTATTTGTTGCAATCTATTCGTAATTAATATATATTTAGGTCATTATCAGATGAGAGGTCAAGGCATGGATTTAAGCAAATCATTGAGATTATCAATAGCTAAAAAGGGAGTTAAACATCGGGATATGGCTGAGGAAATGTCAATAAATCCTCAGCTAATATCAAACTGGATTCGGCGGGGGGCAATTCGACATTCCGCTTTAATTGATATTTGCAAATATTTTGACATAAGCGTAAGCGAGTTTATTGCGCTTGGGGAAGATTAGTTATGGCAAAAATCAGGTCAGTAAGGATAAAAAACTGGGACAAGTTTCAGCACTTCAAAGATAGGCGTCCACCGTGGATAAAATTACACCGGGAAATTCTGGATCAACATGATATCAACTTGATATCAGACTGTTCTTTTCGTGTTTTAGTAGGTCTGTGGCTGCTGGCCTCAGAAGACCCTAATATGAAAGGGGGAATTCCTGATGCGCCTGAAATTGCGTTTAGATTGAGAATTGACTTAACTAAGGTAATCAAGTCCTTAGAGGAGATTTCGGGCTTTTTAGATCGCGATGATATCAATGTGATATCAGGTCGATATCAATGTGATCCTCTAGAGACAGAGACAGAGACAGAGACAGAGACAGAGACAGAGACAGAGACAGAGACAGAGACAGAGACA